GCGCGGCTATCTCGAAGATGCTGGTGAAGGCGCTGTCCGGTCCTATGAAAACATGGACATGCCTCGCGGGAAGGGCGGCGTCAGCGATCCCGTCTATCACGAGACGCTTCGGCGCGAGAAGAAATGGCGGCGCCTTGCGAGGCTCGAGCAGAAGGTTCGGTTCGTGCAGGAACGCATCGACCTGATCGAGGACGAACGGGAGCGCGCGGTTCTGGACTGCATCCTGGATGGAATGCGGATCCCGGAGATTGCTCGGCATTTCGGCCTTTCCGAACGTCACGTCTACACGGTGCGGGACCGGATCATCGAGCGCATGGTCGACGCGAAGGTGTCATAAAGCACAGGAAATGCAGGAAGTGCAGGTTTTGCAGGAAATGCAGAAATGGCAGAAAGTGCAGGAAACTTGCAAGATCAAAAACGACTCCGATAGAATGGGAGTGCAACAATCAGGAAAATATGTTTCACTCAGGCGTCCGATCTGGACGCCTTTCATGTTGTCCGAGGTGGTGGTGATGAATCGAGTCCAGCCGATCCGGGACGTCCGGATTATCGAAGGGATGAAAGAGTATTTCAGGGTCAGGAGCCTGCGCGATTATCTCTTCTTCTGCCTGGGCATCTACTCCGGCCTTCGGGTATCCGACCTGTGCCGGCTGCGCGTCGGCGATGTCAGAGGGAGTCACGTCCGGATCAAAGAGAAGAAGAACCGTAATTCGAGATTATTTATCATCCATCCGTCGATCCGCGCGGACCTCGATCGATACATCGCAGGCAAGAAGGACACGGATTACTTGTTCGTATCGCGCCAGCGCAAGAAAGTGTCGAGACTCAAAAATCAACCGATCGACAGGACGACGGCATACCGGATTCTGAACGAAGCGGCTCGCGAATTTGGACTTCAGGAAATTGGATGCCACACGCTCAGGAAGACATGGGCCTATCACATCTACAAACAAGACAGCGGAAATTTAGCGTTACTAATGGAGGCCTTCGGACACAAGGATCCGGCCGTCACGCTGCGTTATATCGGCGTCACACAGGACCAAATGGACGCCGCAATTGCCGCTTTACGCTGATCTGAGTGCAACATAAATCACCATATGTTGCAGTCGAGGTAAAAAATCGGCCGCAGATATAAGAAGCAATTCTATGTCATGGGTGAAACAGAATTATCATTGTGTTGCACTCGACTGCCATATATTAGTCGATTTTGGCGGAGCGCTTTAACGAAGTAAAGTAACGTTTTGGAAGAAAAATGCCAAAAACGTTCCATTCAACTCGAATAGCGTTCGGAGGTGGGGTGAATGCCGTGAGTAGAAGAAGGAGCGAACTCCGCGAAAAGGCGTTCAGCCTGTGGGAACGAAGCGATCGGACATTGAAGCCATCCGAAATTGCCAAGCGCTTAGGAATTTCGGCTGGTCTGGTGCGCAAGTGGAAGCATCTCGACGCGTGGGAAGCCAGACCGCGGCGAAAGCGCGGCGGACAGCCCGGCAACCAGAACGCGGTCGGAAACAAGGGCGGAGCGCCGCCAGGCAACAAAAACGCCTGGAAGAACGGCCACTATGAATCCATGTGGATGAGCCTCGCGGCCGCCGAGCACAAACTGAAACTCATGAAGATGGAAACCGATCCGCGTGAGATCCTGCTGAACGAGATTCGGCTGCTCGAATATCGCGAATATCTCATGATGAAAAACATGAAGGATATCGAGGAAGGCAAGGATCCATATTCCATCAGGCGCCGGTACGAGGTGGTCGAGGAAGAGGATCCTGCAGCCGACGGAGCGGCAACGCTGGAGTTCGTCGACGGCCGTCCGGTGTTCCGGCCGGTGTCAATCGCGAAGAAAAAGCTCGTGGGTGAGATGACGGAACAACCGACAAAACTGGAACGGATCCTGAAGATTCACGAGGGGCTGACGCAGGTACAAGCACGCAAGATCCGTTGCATCCAGTTGCTGGATCAGTTCGACCGGAACGAGCTGACGACTGAGGAGCTCAAGGTCCGGATCGAGAAGATGCAGCTTGAGCGCGACAAGTTGCGGGCGGAGGTGTGGTGATTGGCACGGCACAGTGTGCTGCACAACTTCTACGGCTCGACCGTTTACCGTAAGTTCCGCCTGGCGATCATCGCCGAGCGCGGCCCGCGCTGCGAGGAATGCGGCGAGATCGTCGCGAACACGCGGGAATTGCATCTCCACCATGAGGTCGAGCTGACGCCTGACAACGTCCATGATCACACCATCTCACTCAACCCTGCGCGCGTGCGGCTCGTCTGCCACCGATGCCACAACAAGATCCATGGCCGGTTCAATTCGCGGCGGGAGCGCGGCGTCTATCTCGTGTACGGCCCGCCGCTCGCCGGCAAGCAGGAGTATGTGGACGGGCAGAAGATGCGCGGCGACCTGGTCGTCTGTATGGATAGGCTGTATGAGGCGGTATCCATGCAGCCGGCATATGACAAACCGGACAACCTGTTCAGCAACGTGATCGACATCTTTAACCAACTGATCGATCACATCCGGACGCGCCGCGGCAAGTGGATTAATGCGTGGATCATCGGGGGTTATCCGGACAAGTTCAAGCGCGAGCGGACGGCCGACGAGCTGGGCGCTGAGCTCATCTACATCGAGGCGACGAAAGCGGAATGCCTGGCGAGGCTCGAATCCGATCCGAAGCTCAGGCAACTGCAAGCGGAGTGGCGCGGGTACATCGAGAAGTGGTTCGAGCAGTACCAGCCTTGACCGACGCCGGCAGGGTGACGAGGAGGAGGGGCGGGCCCCCCCGGGGTCGAGGGGGTCGGCGACCGCCCCCGACCGCGCCCCGGACCCAGATTTCACACACACCAAAAATTTTGAATTTCGGGGAGGAGGGAAAAATTCCGGTGAAAAATGACGTGTACAACACAGAACTCGCGAAACTGCGCGAGATCTTCAAGGATGTGGACCCATCCAAAGCGCAGCTGGTCGAGGGGCTGATCGAGGATGCCGCCTTCCTCAAGGCCGAGAACGCGGAGCTCCGCGAAAAGCTCGCCCAGACCGGAATGGTCGAGATCCACCCGACGAACCCGAAGCTGCAGCGGACGGTCGAGGCCGCTAGGCAGTACCTGAAAAATGTCAACTCGTATGCGGTCGTCATCAAAACACTGAATGGCGTGCTCTCGAAGAACATGCTGGATCCCGACGACGGTATGGAGGAGTTCGAATGAGCGCGCCATATGCGTCCTGGCTCCACGAGTACATGGCGAAATGCCGGTCCGGCGAGATGATGGTCGGCCGCGAGCTGTTGCAGATGTTCGATATCCTCGACGAGCACCTCCGGAATCCCGATATCCGGTTCGACCCGGCTGAGGCAAACAAGCGAATCAAGTTCATTGAGGAGCATTGCCGGCACTACGAGGCACCGTTCGCCGGGAAGCCGTTCAAGTTGGAGCTCTTCCAGAAGGCGTTCATCACGGCCATCTATTCATTCTACCTCTACGACGAGGAGATCGGCCGGTGGGTGCGACTCTTCCAGGACGTCCTGTTCGTGGTCGGACGGAAAAACGGCAAGACGCCGCTTGTCAGCGCGCTGTGCCTCGCCGAATGGTTCTGCGGACCGAAGGGACTCCGGATCCTGTGCAGCAGCAACGACTATGAGCAGGCCGGCCTGATGTTTGATGCGATCAACGCCATGCGCGAGGAGTCGCCGGCGCTGGCAAAGCGGACGAGGAAGAACATCAAGGGCATCTATTTCGGCAACCCGAAGCACCCGACGCACCACGGAAAATTCAGCTACAGCAACAAGGGATGGATCCGGAAGATCTCGGCGAAGACTCGGGGCAAGGAAGGCCGGAACATCGGCGTCGGCGCCGTGGACGAAGTCCACGAGCTGACCGACAATACATCGATCATGCCGATCCGACAGGCTCTCTCCACACAGGAGGAGCCTCTTTATTTTGAGCTCACCACCGAGGGATTCGTGAACGACGGCTACCTCGACGAGCGGCTGCGCGAAGCGCGGCAAGTGCTCGCCAGGGAACTGGATCGGCCGCGCTGGCTGATCTGGCTCTACACGCAGGACAGCGAACAGGAGATCTGGCAGGACGAGCGCACCTGGGTAAAGTCGAATCCGGGGCTCGGGGCCATCAAGAAGTGGAGTTTCCTCCGTCAAATGGTGGAGGAGGCGAAGAGCAACAAAGCCACGCGCGCGTTCGTGTTGGCGAAGGACTTCAACTTCAAACAGAACAGCGCATCCGCCTGGCTGACTGCGGAAGAAATCGCGAACAGCGAGACTTTCGACCTTGAAGAATTCCGCGGACACTTCGCGATCGGCGCCGTTGACCTCTCGAAGTCCGGCGACCTCACCTGCGCCCGGCTGCTGTTTCTCAAGGACGGGCGGAAATATACCGTCTCGCAATATTTCATCCCAGAGGCGAAGCTGGAGACACTCTCTCGGGAAGATGGAGAGAGATACAGGGATTGGATCCGCCAAGGTCGCATGACGGTATCGCCGGGACACGAAAACGACTTCCGCCTTGTGACACAGTGGTTCGTCAGGGCAGTCAAAGACTATCGGATCCGCGTGTACAAAGTCGGCTATGACAAGTGGTCGGCCGTGTATTGGGTCAAGGAAATGGAGGAGCTCGGGTTCGACATGGTGCGAGTCGAGCAAAAGTGGGGACCGATGAGCGAACCGATGAAGCTCGTCGAGGCGGACCTGCGGAGCAAGCTGCTCGTCTACAACGACAATCCGATCGATCGCATGTGCCTGGAAAACACAGCGATCGCGGTCAATTCGAAGCAGGAGCAAATGCCGGTGAAAGTCCAGGGCAAGGAAGAGAAGAAGATCGACGGCGCGGTGACGATGATTATCGCGTATCGGGTGTATATCGACAACCGGGCCGAGTTCGTCGAGTTGTCGAAGAGGGGGGCTGCATAGTGGCCATATGGGATGCGCTGCGACGCCTGGGTGCCAGGCGTCGGGAAGCGAGATACATCCGGATGCTGTCCGGCGCGATCCCGGTGTTCAGCCAGTTTGGCCAGAACATCTATGCGAGCGACATCGTGCAGGAGTGCATCGACATCATCGCCACGGAGATCGGGAAGCTTGCGCCTCGGCATATCCGCACGACGGTCGACGGCCTGCAGGAGCAGCCGCGCGGGAACCTGAACCGGCTCTTTCGGTTCGCGCCGAATCCGATGATGACGGTGTCCGAGTTCCTGGAGAAAATCACCTGGCTGCTCTATCTGAATTACAACGCGTTCGTCATTCCGATCTTCGACTCGGACTTATCGTCCGGGGCCGAGCGGCGGACCTACCGGGCGCTGTACCCGATCAACCCGTCGAGAGTCGAGTTCCTGCAAGATCCGGCCGGCGTGCTGCTCATCCGGTTCTGGTTCAGCTCGGGCGAGGACTTCACATTTCGGTATTCGGACGTGATCCACCTCCGGAAGAAGTATTCGGTGAACGAGCTGATGGGCGGCGGCGAATCCGGCCAGCCGGACAATGCGCCGCTCTTGAAGTCCCTGCAAATCAGCCATACCGTGATGCAGGGACTGGAGCGAGCCGTTAAGCTCAACGCAGCTGTCCAGGGTATCATGAAGATCAACACCATGACCGACTTGGAAGGACAACAAGCGGAGCGGGAGCGGTTCGAGAAGTTGATCGCATCCGGAGATTCCGGGATTCTGCCGGTGGATCTCAAGGGCGATTATATCCCGATCGACAAGAGCGCGATCAAGTTCGTGGACAAGGACACGCTGGCCTTCCTGCAAAGCACCGTGCTGCACTGGTATGGCGTGTCGTTGCCGATCCTGACGGGCGACTTCAACGACGATCAGTATCAGGCATTCTATGAAAAGACGCTCGAGCCGCTCGTGATCCGGTTCGGCCAGGTGTTTTCGAAGGTGCTGTTCACGGAGCGGGAGCTGGACGTCGGGAACGAGATCGTGTTCTACCAGCGCGACATGAACTACCTGAGCACCGGCGCAAAGCTGAACCTGATCAAGACGGCCGGCGAGCAGGGGTTGCTCACCGACAACCAGAAGCTGGCGCTGCTCGGCTATCCGCCGGTTGAGGGCGGCGAGCGCCGGACGCAATCGCTGAACTATATCGACGTGAGGCTCGTGAACCAGTACCAATTGCAAAACGCGAAAAAGGCGAAGGCGGTGAACGAAGATGAGTAAACGTCTGCCGGCCATTGGCAGTCGCGAATCCCGCGCCTTCTCGGTGCCTGACATCCGGGCCGAGCCGGAAGGTGGAATCATTCAGGGGCACGCGGCCGTGTTCGACCAGCGGACCAACATTGCTGGATTGTTCGAGGAAGTGATCGAGCGGGGGGCGTTAAATATGACTGACTTCCGGGACGTCGTCCTGACAGTCAATCACAACCTGCAGCAAATCCCGCTGGCACGCAGCCGGAACAACAATGCGAATTCCACGCTGCAACTTTCGGTCGACGATCAGGGGCTGGCCATCAGGGCGCTCCTCGACACCGAGAACAATAGCGAGGCCAGGGCGCTGCACAGCGCCGTGAGCCGTGGGGACATCTCCGGGATGTCCTTTATTTTTATCATTCGGGACGAGAAGTGGGAGAATCTCGACAGCGATCTGCCGCTGCGGCGGATCACGGACATCGCCCGGGTGATTGAAGTATCCGCGGTATCATTCCCGGCGTACGACGGGACTGATATATCTGCTCGTGACCAGCAGGCGCTGGAGAGCGCCCGAGCCGCACTGGAGAGTGCGCGGTCCGGCCTGGTGAGGTCGAAGAACGAGCAACTTGAACTGCTGCGGCTCCGCAGCCAAATTCTCGCGAAAGGATGATCTAAACATGAATGATCTAAACATGAAGGAATGGCTGAAGAAGCTCCTGGCCAACAAGGAGCAACGCAAGAAGGAACTGCTGGACAAGGCAAACACCACCGAGTCGATCGAAGAGCTGCGGTCGATCAACACCGAGCTCGAAGCGCTGAACGCGGAGATCGCGGAGATCCGGAGCCAGCTGGATAAGCTGCCGGATGAGCCGATCGCTGGCGGCGCAACGCCGCCCGCCGAAGGTCGCGGGCAAGGTCTGCCGGGCATCGGCTCCGGCTCCAGCGCCGGACTGCCGCCGGTGGCCGCCGCATCATTCGGTCTGGGCGGAAGCCAGAAGCGGGAAGAGCAACCGCAGGATCGCTTCGGCACGCTCGAATATCGGCAGGCGTTCATGCATTTCGCGAAGACCGGCGAAATGCAACCTGCTCTGCGCGATGCGATGGCAGAGTATCGCGCGAACGCAATGACCCAGGTGTCGGACGTTACGGCCGTCATCCCGACGACGATCCTGAATGAGGTCGTTCAGCGCCTGAAGGCATACGGCCAGATTTTCAGCCGCGTGCGGAAGCTCAACATCCGCGGCGGCGTGGAAGTCCCGATCCTCAGCCTGAAGCCGGTTGCGACGTGGATCGGCGAGAACGCAACGAGCGACAAACAGAAGGTCCAGGCAAACACGAAGGTATCGTTCAGCTATTACGGCCTCGAGTGTAAGGTCTCGATATCTCTTCTGGCTGACACGGTAACGCTGGAAGGATTCGAGGGTGTCATCACGGACCTGATCGTCGAGGCGATGATCACCGCCATCGAAAAGGCCGTGATTGCGGGCGACGGCAATGGCAAGCCGCTGGGGATCACGAGGGACACGCGGGTGCCGGCGTCGCAAATCGTCACGATGACTCCGTCGGAATTCCGCTCCTGGGAATCCTGGGCGAAGAAGGTATTCGCGAAGATGCCGCTTCGGTACAAGGCCGGCGCCGAGTTCTTCATGGCGTCGGGCACGTTCGAAGGGTACATCAACGGCATGGTGGACGAAAACGGCCAGCCGGTGGGCCGGGTCAATTACGGCATCACGGAAGGACCGCAGGGACGGTTCGGCGGCAAGACGGTCGTCGAGGTCGAGGACGACGTGCTTCCGCCATTCGACGACGCTGAGGCTGGCGATGTCGTTGCCGTCTACGCGAATCTATCCAACTACGGCTGGAACAGCAACATGACGATGATGCTGTTCCGCTACTTCGATCACGACACGAACGAATGGGTGGACAAGGCGATCCTGATCGCCGATGGCAAACTTATCGATCCGAACGGCGTCGTGATCGTCAAGAAGGGCGCGGCATCCTGATTTAAAGAGGCGGCCCCGAATCGGGACCGCCTCGATTATCTGGAAGGGAGTGTGTGACATGGCCCGTAAGAATGCGAAGCAAGTGGAGAGCATCCACCTGCAAAACAGCAAGGGCGAGCAGGTGATGGTCTGGAAAGCGACCATTCCGCTTTCGGTCGAAGAGCACGCTCAGCTCGCCACGAAACTTCAAATGGAGCAAGAGCGCAGCGGCGTGAAGATCATCCTCGTACCGTATTCGGTCGATGTGGATATGGCTGGAGATGGCTGGCGGCCTGACGGCGCCGACGGCAATCCGGAATCTGGCGCTGCTCAGGAAGCGGACAAGGAGCCGGTCGGTGAATCCGGTGGCTGATCTTCTGAACGCTTGCAAGCAGGGTCTTCGGATATCCGAGTCAAACACAGCCTATGACGAGCTGATCCGCCAGAAAATCGCGGTCGTGAAGGGCTACCTGAGGAATGCGGGGGTATCCGACGAGGTTCTGGCGGGCGATCAGGCCGCCGGAACAATCGTCTTGGGTGTCGTCGACATTTTCGGTGTCGCGCCCGGCGAGCTGAAGTTCAGCCAGGTCTTTCACACGCTCGCGACGCAGCTCGCGATCCAGTCGGCGGCGGCCGCCGGATCCGGGGAGTGATGGCCATGATTTGGCGCGATACGGCGGACCTGATCAGGGTGACGCATTCGGGTGCATCGGATGAGGTGTCGGAGACCAGCCGGACGGTTTTTGCGCACAAGACCGGGGTGGTGCGGACGGAGTTTTATGCCGCCCTGCAAAATAACCTGAAGCCGACCGCGACGTTCCTGATCCGCTCGATCGAATACGAAGGCGAGCAGAAGCTGCGGCATGAAGGAAAGGAGTACCTGATCATCCGCACGTATGATCGGGGCGACGACATCATGGAGCTCGTCTGTCAGGCCTATGACGATGTGGAACCGAATCTCGCGCGTCTCCGCGACCGGATCGAGATCTGGTGCCATACGCTTGTCGAGAACAGCATGCACGAATACGAGCCGGTGCCGCAGCTCGTGGCATCGGTCATGGCGGCCGTCGACTACCGGGGTGGAGGCACGGCCGGTGTCGACGGCATCGTCGAGACGACGAACGATGCGACGGTCACAATTCGTTATCGCCCGGGCATCACGTCGGACATGTGGGTTGTGATCGACGGCGTGCGCTGGGACATCCGGTATATCGAAGATCCGCACAACCGGCATGAGACGCTGGTGTTGCATGTGGAGCGGGTGACGCCATGACGACGCGGGCTCAAATTAATGCGGCGATCAACCAGGCGATCAAGACCGAGTTTCCGGGCATCAAGATCGTCAGCCAGGATGTGGAGGAAGGGTTCGATCGGCCGTCGTTCTTCGTCCAGCTCGAAACAACCCGGACGGAAACCTTCCAGGGAACGATCCGGAGGGACATGACATGCCGAATCAGGTACTTTCCGAAGAACCGGTACCAGTACAAGGAGGAGGCGTACGACGTCATCGACCGGCTTGAGTCCCTGTTCGGTCTCAATTTTCCGGTCGGTGACCGGACCATCACGATCGACGGAGCGTTCGCGGACATTATCGACAAGGTCGTGCATTATGACTTCGACTTCAGCTTCTACGACGAGGCGGGCGGCGATGAACCGGAGGGTCCGACCATGCAGGAGCTGATCTACAATGGCTGATTTCGACATTGATTATCGGGAACTTGAGATCTTCACACGCGAGTTGGAACAAATGCAGAAGAGCTACCCGAAGGAAGCCCGGACATTGATGTTGCGAAGCGGGAATCAGGCCAGGAAGATTGTCATCCAGGTTGCCCGTCGTACTGTAGGCAAGAAGAGAGGGAATTATCTCAAATCGATCAAGCGCGGTAAGGTCTGGATGGACGAGGGACAAGGGTGGTACAAGGTACGCGTTTATACCAGAGCTCCACATGGTCACCTGATTGAATACGGTCATCGTATTGTCGGCCATGAGCCCGAAAAACCGGAACTCGGGTTCGCTCCCGGATTTCATGTGTTTGACAAGGCGGCCAAAGAGATCGAACGGGAATGGCCTCATATCATTTCGGAAGAATTCGACCGCATCATGGACAAGTATTTCTAGGAAGGGTGAATCGGGAACATGGGACTGCCTGAGATCAATATCAGCTTCTCCAGCCTGGCCGTCTCCGCGATCCAGCGCAGCCAGCGCGGCATCGTCGCGCTGATCCTGAAGGATGACACCGGAAACTTCGACACGAAGGAGTATCGGCTGCTCTCCGAAGTGGATTCGGACGACTGGACGGCCACGAACTACGACTACATCCGGTTGGCCTTCATGGGCACGCCGTCGAAAGTCATCGTGGAGCGGCTGGACACGGAGGAATCGGACTATGATGCCGCGCTCGCGCGGCTCGGCTCGAAGCGCTGGCACTACCTTGCCATACCGGGCATTCAGTCCGGGGAAGTGGCGGATGTGGTTTCGCAAGTCAAGAGCTGGCGCGCCGCCGGCAAGACGTTCAAGGCCGTGTTGCCGAATGCCAGCACTGCCGACCACGAAGCAATCATCAATTTCGCGACGGACAACATCGTCGCCGGAGAGACAACCTATTCCACGGCGCAGTACACGGCGCGAATCGCCGGCATCTTGGCGGGCCTGCCGCTGACGAGGAGCTCCACGTATTACGTGCTGCCGGAGGTCGAGTCGATAACGGAGAGCACGGATCCGGACGCAGACATCGATGCCGGCAAGCTGATCCTGATCAACGACGACGGCGTGATCAAGATCGCCCGCGGGGTCAACTCGCTGACGACGGTGTCTACCAGCAAGAGCCCCGACTGGAAGAAGATCAAGATCATCGAGGGGATGGATCTCATTCGCGACGACATCACGCGCACGTTCGCCGATGAATACATTGGCAAAGTGCTCAACAGCTACGACAACCAGGTGCTTCTGATCTCTGCGATCTCCGCGTATCTGCGCGGCCTGGAAGGCGATGTGCTGGACCCGAATGGAGAGAACTCCGTCACCGTCGATGTCGAGGCCCAGCGCCAGGCATGGGAAAGCATCGGGACGGATACGAGCGGATGGAACGACGAAACGGTCAAGAAGAACAGCTTTGGCTCGAAGGTGTTCTTGGCCGGCCGCATCAAGCTCCTGGACGCAGTCGAAGATCTGGACTTCAAGATCACGGTGTAAGGAGGGATGATCCGTGGCACAGAATCTTGCCAGCAGGGTGATCAACGGCACGTATGGCCGCGTCTGGGTAAACGGAGAACTGTGGGCGGAGGTCGACGCGTTCGAGGCGAAGGTGACGGTCAATTACGAAGATGTCAACATCGCCAACAACGGCGCCACCTACAAGAAAGCAACCGGCTGGTCCGGTGAGGGCTCGATGACGATCAAGAAGATCTATTCGCGGGTGCAGCGCGCCATGGCCGAAAATGTGCGGCGCGGAATTTATCCGCGATTCGAGATCGTCGGCAAGGTCGAGGATCCGGATGCGTACGGCGCGGAGCGGGTCGCGCTGCATGACGTGACGATCAACGAGTTCTTCCTGCTCAAGTTCGAGCAGAAGACGCTCGGCAGCGAAGAAATTCCGTTCGCGTTCAGCGACTATAAAATGATCGACACCATTGCGCCTCGATGAGGTGCGAGACTGAAAGGAGAATCATCATGAGTCACAAACTGACGGTCAAGGATCTGCTTGACCGCAAGGAGCAACTGAAGGGCAGACAGAAACGGCGGGCAACGCTGTATGTGGAATCCCTCGACGGCGAGATCGTGATCGAGGAGCCGTCTCATGCGATTGCCCTCGAATCTCTGGAGATGGCACAGTCTGAAAGCGATCGGGCGGACAAGCATGTGGTATATCACTGCGTCGTCGAGCCGAACCTGAAGGATCCCGAGCTGCAGAGGGCTTTCGGCTGTGCCGAACCCGTGGACATCGTGGATATGATCTTCCGGCCGGGCGAAATCGCGGCGATCAGCGGTCACGCGCTGCAGCTCGCCGGATACGGCCAGGGCGTCCGGAAGATTGATGAGGTTGTAAAAAACTGATCAAGTCCGACAGTGACCTCTACATGCTGCATCACTATCTGCAGCGAGGGCATTCGCTGTCGGAATTGCTCAGTTTGGGGCCGGTTGAGAAACGGTTTATGAAAATCTCGATGGTCCTGTACTACGAGGAAGAAGCCAGACGATGGGGGGCGGGATGATGTCCGGCCCTTTGCCGTGTTAGGAGCGGGTGATGGCCGTGGGAGCGAAAGACGTCTCGAAGACAATGGTCCTGCGGGACGGCGTGACGCCGACAATCAAGAAGATTCGGGACGGGACCTACAAGTACAAGAAAGATCTGCGAGATCTGCGGGAGATCGGCAGACGGACATGGTCCTCGCTGGGCGATGGCATGCGCAATGTCGCTACGACGGCAGCTGGATTGGCCGCCGCTTTGGCAGGTATTTCGGGAGCTGCGGCCACTGTGGAGATGGGGATCTCGGCCGCGAGCGAGCTGGAGAACTACCGCCTCACGCTTGAGACCGTGATGAAGGACACGAAGAAAGCCGGCGAGATCATGCGCTGGGCGTCGCAATTCGCCAATATCACCCCGTTCGATACGGACGAAGTGGTTGAGGCCACAGTCAGGCTGCAATCGTATGGAATCAGCGCGGTCAAGAACATGCGCCGGATCGGCGACATGGCAGCTGTGATGAACAAACCGCTCATGCAAGCCGTCGAAGCCATCGCGGACGCCCAGACAGGCGAGCTCGAGCGGATGAAGGAGTTTGGCATCACGAAGGCGATGATCGATGCCCAGGCGCAAAAGATGGGACTGAAACCGATCAATGCGAAGGGACAGATCGTCGACCAGGCGGCGTTCAACGAGGCACTGTTCGCGCTGATGGAGGAGCGGTTTGCCGGCGGCATGGAACGGCAGGCCCAGACGTTCAAGGGCAGGATGTCGACCATCAGCGGTACATGGCGCATGGGGCTGGCCGAAATGATGGGCGTCACCGCCGAGGGCGAGGTTCGCGTTGGCAGCCTGTTTGACAAAATGAAGAACGCTGCGGAAGGCGTGGGTCAGGCGATCGAACGGATGGCGGCGGACGGGACGTTCCAGCGGTGGGGAGACAATCTCGCGGCTATCATTTCCGGCGTCGGCACCGCGTTCGCTTATGTGCGCGATACCTGGCCGTATATCAGCCCGATCATCTATGGGATCGTCAGCTCTCTTGTTGCGTATAAGGTCGCGGTTCTCGGTTCGAAGGTCGCCAACGTACTCACCACCGTATCGCTGAGGGCCATGGCCTGGTGGACGAATTTTTACGGCACTGCAGCGCAGAAGACAGGGGGCAAGGTCCGGCTCATGACCCTGATCCAGCATGGATTCAACACCGCGCTTCGCGCCAATCCGATCGGGACCGTCATCACGTTGCTCGGGTTGCTGGTGACGGCCGGGATCTACGTTGTGCGGAACTGGGATGACATCAAGCTCGCAGGAATGAAGGTCTGGAACGTGGTCGTGGATGCGGCAGAGTGGGGTGTAAACAAGTTCATCGACTATGCAGATTTCGTGCTGAGGACGTACAAATACCTCTGGGAATGGATCGAATACGGTGGAAAATCCATCTGGAACGGCATCATATCGGCGGCCGAGGCCGGCGTCAACGGCCTGATCGGACTGATCGAGAAGATGATCGACAAGGCCCTCGACGGTGTCAATTGGCTGATCCGCAAGGCCAACAATGCCGCCAAAGAACTTGGCCTCAATCTGCAGTTGAGTGAGCTCACGTTCAGCGGCCTCGACCGAGTGAACTTCAGCGGCGCACTCACGGAAGCCATCAGGCCTGTGTGGGATCCCACGTACAGTCCGTTATCCCACCTCGATTTCAGCGGCGCAAAGTTCACGGATGACCAGCTCATGGCCCAGGCTCAGAAAGCGCAGGAGAAGTCCAGGAAACAGCAGGAGGAGAAGAGCAAGACCGAGGAAGAGCTGATCAATGCCCTGATGGAAAACACGGAGGCCGTGAGTCAGAATACATCCGCCACGAAGGAAAACTCGGCGAAGTTGGTCGGCAACCGCAGCGCGGTCGACATCGCGGATTCGCTTCTGGCTCGGATCGAGCGGCATATATGGGCGACATAGGGGGGCGGAGGCGTGATCCAGGTGTTTCTGAGCATCAACAACAATGAGGAGGTCATTCAGCTTCCGGTCCCTCCGGAGGAATGGGGCGTCTCCAGCCCGTGGAACAACGAGGAGCTGAGCGGGCTCAGGTCGACCATTCGAATGATCGGACTCCGCGGGCTGAAAACAATCGAGATCAGCAGTTTTTTCCCGTCCGCTGGCCACGATTACCCGTTCCTCCAAAATCGATCGATGTTTGGGATGGACTACGTCAACACCATCGAGCGCTGGCGTTACAGACGGATCCCGATCCGGATCGTCATCGTCGATACGGACGGGAAGAAGAATGTGAATCTGCCCGTGACGATCGACGAGTTCGACTATCGCCAGAGGAAGGACGGGGACATCTACTTCACGCTGCGTCTGACCGAGTTCGTGTTCGTGGATGTGAGGCGGTGAGGCGATGTACAGGCTTCTGCTGGTGAAAAATGACGGGACGCGGTCGTACGATATCACGCCGATCGTCGGCACGATCAACTGGGACTCCAATCTGTCGCTCTGTTCGGCCATGGAGTTCGACGTGATATGGACGGACGCCGGCCTGTTCCCGCGCAATCCTTGCGATCTCGGTGACGTCGTGTTGCTCATGAAAGATGACGAAGAAGTGTACCGGGGGATCATCGTATCCGAGGGGCGGAACGGCCGCGACGCGATCAAGTACCAGGTGTACGATTACGCCTGGTACCTCGGGAAGTCGAAGACAGTCTACCAGTTCAACCGGATGCGCGCCGATCAAGCCATAGTTCGCATCCTGAGTGACTTCGGTATGTTGATCGGGTCTGTGCCGCCCATGTCGACGATCATCGACGAGATCTACATCGAAAAGAGCCCGGCCGAGATCATCGAGGACATCTACAAGCGGGAAGAGGCGCGAACCGGGAAACGGTATAACGTGGAGATGCGCAAGGGCCGGATCTATTTCGAGGAATGGAAGGACCTCGTGATCCGGGGGACCTTCCGCCTGGCCGAAAATCTCTCGCCCGTGGACAGTATGGCCAATCCGCTGGAGGCCAGCCGGTCCCGGACGATCGAATCCATGCGAAACCGGGTAAAGATTCTGGTCGAGAAGAAGGCGGAAGAGAGCAAGCAGGCCATTTATGAAGTGGTGGCCGAGGCTAGGGACGACGCGCTGATTCGCAAGTATGGGCTCCTGGAAGACGTGTACAAGATCGACGTCGAGGATGAGGCGAAGGCCCGCGAAGTGGCCAGGATCCTGCTGCAGCGTCTCGCCCGCATCCATGAGACGAACACTATCAAGCTCATGGGCGACCCGGCGTTCAAGGCTGGACGGCTGCTCGATCTCGACGAGCCAATCACGGGCATGTCAGGGCGATATCTCATATTGGCCGCGAAGCACACCATTTCGAACCAGCTCCATACGATGGAGCTCGAGCTGGTGCTGCCCGAAGAGGTGAAATAGGGGGGGATATCATGACCGACAGCATCGACCGTCTCGCTCGAACGATCGCGGAGATGTATCGGCAAAACCGGCCACGGCCGAGCACGGCGCCGCGGATCGGAAAAGTGGTGTCGACCTCGCCGCTCAAAGTCCAGTGGGGTGACCGCGTCCTGCTCGAAGAGGATCGGCTGGTGGTACCGCGAATGCTGCGCGATGGGCTGGAGGTCACCGTCGAGGGCAGCACCTATACCATATTGAGCCCGATCACTGCGGGCGACGAGGTATTAATAGCACCCGACGAAGACCTGAAAACCTGGTATATACTCGGGATCCTGTGAGGTGAGACCATGAGTCTTCCGGAAATTGCGCAGCTCGAATTCGATGATGCGCCGGCTGCTGTGTCGAGCGCATCGACTGTCGTGCACAAGACGTTTGATTGGGACTTCGAAGCGGGGGATTTCCGGCTGAAGGACGGGAAGCTCATTGAGCTGACCGATCTTGATTATTTGCGGGTCTGGGTCCAAAAGGCGCTCCTGTCGAATCGAGAGATCCCGACGCTCATCGGTTACAACCTGCATCCGGATTACACCCGTGCGGAGATCGAGAGGATTGTCACGGAGGCGCTGATGCAGAATGAGGCCGTGACCGTGGTCGAGAACTTCACGTTTGTCCAGGAGGGCGCGAGGTTGACGATATCGTTTGACGTGCGCAGTATATTCGGGAGTTCGCGAGAGGCGGTGATTTTGTGACGAGAGACGAAATATTGGCGGCCCTGCTCGCGACCGTGCCGGATACCCTGGACAAGCGCCCGGGCAGTTTCGTGTACGACGTCATGTACCCGGTGGCCAATCTGTTGGCCGAGATGGATGGCGAGCTGGAGGAATCGACGGCGAAGCTGAGCGTCGACAAGCTGACCGGTGACGAGCTGACGCAGCGCGTCCGGGAGAGGACCGGCATTGAGCGAAAGCCGGCGACGCGAGCGGTCGGTGTTGTGCGGCTAACGGGAACCGGCACGATCCAGGATGGAGATCTGTTCGAAACGGCCGGCGGGGTACAATTCCGGGCGACGGAGACGAAGCGCATCACCGAGAGCGGCGAGGTGACCGTCGAGGCCGTGGTTCCGGGATCGGGCGGGAATGTGCCGGCCGGCACGATCACGTTGTTTCCGGTGACGTTGGCCGGGATCACGGCGGTGACGAACGATGCGCCGACGCAGGATGGTTTCGACGAGGAGTCGGACGCCGACCTGCTGCTACGCTATTATGAGCGCCTTCGCCAGCCGGCGACGAGCGGGAATCGGGCGCAATACCTGAGCTGGGTGAAGGAGGTACCCGGCGTCGGGGACGCGCGCGTCGTGCCGCTTTGGGGCGGTCCGAACACCGTGAAGGTCATCGTGATTGACAGCGACAAGCAGCCGGCCAGCCCAACGATCGTCGACGCTGTGCAGGAATATCTGGATCCGGGGTCGTCCGGACTCGGTGAAGGTGTGGCACCTATCGGGGCGATAGTGACCGTTGCCAGCGCCAACGGTCTGACGGTCGACGTGTCGGCCGACGTTGTGATGGAACCCGGATACACGGAGGAACAGGTCGAGGAGAATATTGCGGCCAGCCTGACCGAATACTTCCGGAACATAGCGTTTCGCGAGAGCATCGTCAGCTACGCGCGCGTCGGCGCGGCCATCTTAGCGTCCGAGGGCGTGGGGGATTACAGCAATTTGAAGATCAATAACAGCACCTCGAATCTCTCGATTGCGGATGACGAGGTCGCTGTCTTGGGCGATCTGTACCTGACATTTTCGGGTGATGAATGATGACGGATCGGAAGCAGAAGCTCATCTTGCAGCTGCCACGATTCATGCGGAAGTCGATGGTCTATGATGCGATATTCGGCGCGATCGCTTCTCAAATTGATGCGCGCGCGTTGGATTTTGAGGATCTATGCCGGCAAATGTCCGTCGAAACAGCGACATGGGCGCTGGCGATCTACGAGGCCGAGCTGAGGATCCCGATCGATCCCAATAAGTCGATCTCTGAGCGGCGGGCGGTCATCAAGTCGAAGATGCGCGGGTTCGGGAAGGTGGATTCCGCTCTGATCAAGATCGTGGCGGATTCCTACACGAACGGTGACGTCGACGTGCATTTCACGGATGGGACGATCGTGATCACGTTCACCAGCGTCGTCGGTCTGCCGCCGAACATTGAGGATCTGCAGACAGCCATTGAGGAGATCAAGCCGGCGCACTTGGCGGTCTTGTACGTCTACCTGTACAACACACACCAGGTGCTGTCCGTTTATACGCACCAAGATTTATCCGCCTACACGCACGAACAGCTGCGTTCGACAGACTTAACCTGAGGAGGTGGCGGTATTGAATACTACTCCGAATTACGGCCTTCGGCAGCCGAAAGCCACGGACAATTACTCCATCGACGATTTTAACTACAATGCTGGTGTGATCGATGAGGCAATGAAGAACAACGCGGGCGCCATCGCTGATCACGTGTCCTCCACCACCGGCGTCCACGGCGCGACGAGTGCGGCCACGCCGAATACGCTGGTTCAGCGTGACGCGCAAGGCAGAATCAAAGCGGCGGCACCGTCTGCGAGTGATGATGTGGCGCGAAAAGCGGAAACGGATGCAGCGCTCACGGCAGCGCAGAATGCACAAGCCACAGCCAATGCGGCGTTGCCGAAAGCGGGCGGGACAGTATCAGGGGATTTAATTGTAAACGGTGCGCTCCGCACCAGAAATGCAGCCGATTCAATATATATTGGCGACGATGCTATCATCGAGGACTTTAATCGGGCTAACGCATTTCGTGTAAAGGGACAACAAAATCCGGAAACAGGTGACATTTTTGTATCAACGAACAACTGGAAGGTTTGGCATCAAGGAAACGACGGCCACGGTAGCGGGCTCGATGCTGATCTGCTGGATGGTATGCAACCCAGTACATCGGCATCCGCAAATACGATTGTTCAGCGTGATTCTAGCGGACGAATCAAAGCCGCCGCACCGTCTGCATCGGACGACGTAGCGCGGAAGGCAGAAGTGGATGGGAAGGTTTCCAAGTCAGGTGACACGATGACGGGGAAGCTTAGGACCGCTGGAACAAGAGGGGTGATTGGGCAGTCTGAATCTTCTAACTCGACTCTCGAAATTATGGGTAATAGCGGAGAAGATGCCGCCTTCTTGACTTTTCATAGACCTAACATCCACGCGGTGCATTTTGGTCTTGACACCAACAACGAATTGAAATTCGGCGGGTATTCAGAAGGTACATCCTCTTATAGATTGTGGACGGAGAAAAATTTCCCATACGAAACCGGCAGTTGGACGCCCAACGTCGAAATAGGAGGCGTCCTTGCATCGTATGCCTATCGATCCGGGACTTACATCAGGATCGGAAAACTCTTGTACTGGTCGTTTTACATTGAGCTTTCGAGCAAAAACGGCGGCGTAGGAGGAATAGCAATAGGAGCATTTCCGTTCCCTATTGCGCCTGGAAACGGCATCATCCCGATGGGCAAGATTACCGGCGCGTCCTTCCCGTCCGGGACATATTGGGCGCATTTGCACTTGCCGTGGGACGGAGCAACGTTCTTCTGGCTGCAAGCGTCCGGAAATCTTACCGGGAATGTTTCTTTAACCGGAAACCATTTAGCCAACAACTCGATCCTTGCCGCAAGCGGGGTTTGCAGGATTTGGCCATAAAATAACGCATGGGAGGATTCAAGATGAGCGGAGTAACCGAACAGATTGCGCTTGACATGCTGACCGAAACATCGGTGAGTGTCAGAAAAGAAAGAATTGCCGAGATCGATGGGGAAGTTATTTCCCTCTCTCCACACAGAAGGGCATATATGAACAGCCCGTCAGGTCGCCAGCAGGTACAGGACGAGGTGCCGGAACCGTATCGCTCGGCCATCTTTGCGGTGTGGGGCGAGTCTCCGACGGTCGCCGATCCGGGTGGGGAATCGCCGGTCGAAGAAACCGAAGAAGAAAACGAAACCGATGCAGGCTCTGCCGAATAGGCGGGGCCCTTTGTATTGGAAAGGGTGGTGCATATGGACGGTATCACGATCACGGCGGTCATATCGGCCGCCGCAGCTATTTCTGGCATCGTGCTCGGTTGGCTCGGACGCTCGCGGACGGTGCGTCAGGACGGCGCGGAGGATGGCGAGTTGCGAGCATCAGTCAAGTACATCCGCGACGGCGTGGATGATCTGCGCGTCGAGATCAAGTCGCAGAGCCAGCGCTACGATCTGCTGGCCGAACGGGTGACGCGGGTCGAAGAGAGCGCGAAGCAGGCACATCGGCGGATTGACCGCCTTGAAAATGAGGGGAGAGGATGACCATGTTCAAGAAATGGCTCCGCGCGGCAACGGTCCGCGCAATCAAGACGGCCGCACAGACGGCCGTCGCTACCATCGGCACGACGGCCGTGATCTATGACGTGGACTGGCGACTGGTCGGCGGCACGGCGGCGCTGGCCGCGCTGCTGAGCTACCTGACCAGTCTGGCCGGGCTGCCGGAAGTGCGGGATGACGAGCAATGAGCGCATCCGCATTCATCGCCCAGATCGCCCCGATCGCCGTCCAGCTCCGCGTCGAAGGCTCTCCGATCTTCCCGTCGGTCCGGATCGCGCAGGCGGGGCTGGAGACCGGCTGGAAAATCCCGGCCTGGAACAACCTCGGCGGCTACAAAGTCGGCAGCGGCAAGCTCACACCGTACTGGCGCGGCAAGATCGTCAATAAAGGCACATGGGAAGTGTACGACGGCAAGCGCGTGGACGTGACGGCCGCATTCCGGGCGTATGACAGCGTGGAGGATTTCTTCCGGGATCAAGACCTGCTGTTCGCCAACACCCGATACGCCCGCGTCCGGGCGGCACGCACGCCAGAAGAGCAGGCGGACATGCTTCAGGTGTGTGGCTACGCAACCGACCCGGCGTATTCGTCCAAGCTGGTCGGGATTATCAAAACGTACGGGCTCAAGAAATATGATGAGGAGGCGAATAAGGCGATGCAACTGATCGAGGAACTGCAGAAACGTGTCACCGAGCTGGAGAAGCAAACGGAGCGCGTGCCGGCGCCGTCGTGGTTTGTCCAGCAGTTCGGCAGTGGTGATCTCGGCGGCCTGATCAGCGATCCGCATTTTACGCTGGAAGGCTGGCGAGCGCTGGCCGTGGCGCTGCGGGCGCAGAAGGCCCAGAAATAACCGATCCCCGCTCAGCTATGCGCTGGGCGGGGGATTTTTATTCTGCTTTATAAATTCCAATAATTCGATGATAGCTAGGAAAAAATTTAATGGACAGAACAATTGTTTGGAAGGATTTTATCAAATAATGGAGAAAAGTCCCTATGTAATCACTTGTGCGGAGGGACTTTATGACTATTGCTATTTCGCTGAAGGTCAACGATGGTCTTGTTTTAGCCGCTGATAGTGCATCATCTATCGTGGCAAGAGATTTTATTACCGGTCAAACGGGGGTCATAAACGTTTACGAGAACGCCAATAAAGTGTTTAATATACACAAACAACTCCCGGTTGGCGCTATAACATGGGGAAACGGAAGCATTGGCACAGCATCAATTTCAACTTTGGTAAAAGATTTCCGAGAACTAATCACGAATCATCCTGAACATAAAATAGACGTTAATGCATATACTGTTAAAGAAATAGCCGAAAAATTTTACGAATTTGTATTCAAAGAACATTATAATCGAGAATTCTCGAGTTGGCCGCAACCCGAAAGACCGGCACTTGGGTTTATTATAGGTGGATATTCTTACGGAGCAACCATGGCCGAGGAATGGAGAATCGATATTCAACAAGGCGGACGATGCGCGGGACCGGTTAAAGTTCGTGAACTTCACGAATGCGGTATCAATTGGAACGGTGAACCGGAGGCAATTTCGAGAATAATAATGGGATATTCCCCTAAAGCATTAGCATTGTTGGAGATGGCCGAACTTACAACTGATCAAATCAAACGTATTCAACAGTTATTTTATGAAAACTTAACATCTTCTATGATTATTCCAGCTATGCCGATAAAAGATGTTATAGACATCGCATTTTACTTGGTCGATCTGACAGCAAAATTTGTGAAGTACAATCCCGGACCTCCTACTGTTGGAGGGCCGATTGAGGTAGCCGCTATCACAAAACACGAAGGATTCAAATGGATTTCGCGAAAACATTATTTTGACGCACAATTTAATCCCAAAGGAGTGTAATACAATGAGTGTTAACATTGTCAACGTACAAAAACTTCCTCTGGTGTCAAATTACCAGCACCAAATTACTAATTATCAAATCGGTTCTGGATGCGTGACTTATTCTGATAAGATTGCAATTAATTATATTAAAAACATTTTGAAATAAAACAACTCCCTACCGGCATTACGCTGGTGGGGAGTTGTTTTTTATGGTTGCGTACAGAACAAACGTTCTCATATAATATTCACAAACACATGTTCGGAGTGTGATCCTCATGCACAAGTACATCGGCCGTCGCGTCGAGATCATCTACCAGGGCGCTGACGGCCGTCTTTCGCAGCGCATGGTGCGCGTGCTGGGCGTGCGGGACGGCGTTGTGCGGGCGCTCTGCGAGGCGTCCGGGGCGCCGCGATCGTTTCGTGTCGATGGTATATTGGCGTGCATGCCGACGAGGAGGCGATCGGCGTGAGGCGTTGGCTCGGCCCAATCGAGACCTGCACCTGCAAAGCCCTCATGCGTGCCAGGTGGACCCGCGACCGCTGGCCGCAGGCGTACGTGTGCACGCGGTGCGGGCTGCCGGTGCCGAGGTACGAGCGGCTTTGGGTGGAGAGGCAGGCCGCCATTGAAAAAGAAGAGCGACGATGATACAGTCGATTTTAACAAGCGCTTGTAAAATTGAGTTTGATATAATGTATATATCGTCGGAACTGATATAAGCTGAAAGACCCGCTCACCGGCGAAGAGCTCGACCCCGACGAGCGGCTGATGCGGTCGATCGAGGAGCAGATCGGCATCTCCGAGAACGCGAAGAAGGCGTTCCGCGAGGAGATTCTGATCCGC